TTAACCATCTTAAATAGTGAGTTGTCAAAGAACTTTATTAATCTAACAAAATCTTGTAAATCGTATGATTTAGTGTATTTAGTAAAATATTCGTCTCTTAATACATCTAAGTTATAGTAACTATTAGTGTCAGTTGACATCTGTTGTAAGTTACCTAAATAATCACCTAAGTTAAAATATCCTACTTGACCAACAATATCTTTATTGATTTGGGTTGTGGGTGAAAATGCGACTTCAACATATCCTGCGTCTACATCTCTTTGATTATTATAGTCTTTTTGTTGGATACTTCTCATAGGTGACAACGTTGTCGATCCTGATGTAGTAGTATCAATAATAATCTTATCGTTTATTTCTGAACTAATACCTGCTGGTATTTGGTTTTGGGCAGTCTTTTCTCTATTTACCTTAAACGAGGGATTCGATATGGTAAAAGTACTATTAGTTGCAAATGAATTTATACCTGCCATGATCCTGATATTTTAGGGTGTATACTTATTGAACTTGTATATAACTCACTTCCTAAAGCTGCTCTAAAAGCTAACTCTTCGGGTGCTGTATTTACTCCTGTACCAACATATGATTGTGGGTTTAGAGTAAAATATGAAAATACATCATCAGATATTTGTGATGTATAGTATCTTATTTCCTGTAAACCACCTGAAAAGTGTGATGCTGGAGATGTTGCTGTTCCAAAATCTGCTGATGAAGCTGAAACCCAAGTAGTAGATCCTGTTAAGGGTAGTGTATTAACACTACTATGTTGAACAGCTGATGTAGATACATATTCGCTGTTTTTATTTTTAGCTGTTAGGGTATAACCTGATTGGGATGTATGATTAATCATAACACTCCACCAATCACCGTTAAAAAATGGTAGGTATACTGATGATGATAGTGGTGTTCCTTGTCCGTTAGGGAATAGTTTTAGATTAGCAAACTGATATTCTGGGTCTACTACTGCTCCACTATATGAACTTACAATCCCTGATGATCCTGTATATTCTAGTGTTAAAGTAAGTCCAGAGTCTAAAGAAAATACTTTTTGTATATTATTTGTAGGACCTAAAGATGAGGAGTGAACAGTTTCAGGTTTCATCCTAAACATCACTGTTGATGGTCTATTATTAGAACCACTCCAATCAGTGTTTAACTCAAAATCAGTTTGTACTGATTGAGATCCAGTCATATCTAAATAATAGTTATAGATATTTTCTTGTGTTTTATATACTGCTGATTTTTTAGGTGAACCACCATATTCCTTTACATCTAATATAGTATCAGATATACCAAAAGTTGATATTAAAGCTCTTAAACCTGCTTTAGTACCCTTAGTTTTTAATAAATAAGGTATGTTATGATATATTCGTTTGTAAACACGCTTTAAAACGTCGTTCTGAGCTATTATTTCGCTTGATGCGCTTATGGCGTTTGTCACCAGATCAATACCTTCTGCAGGCGAACTACCCGTAATATTTGCTATGGGGAACGTTGAACCTTCTGATGTTATACCTAAAAATGCTTGATATAAATCATCTTGATCATAGTTATTTGAATATAGTTTTATACCAAACTCTCTAATAGCATCTGCTACTAAATCCTTTGATATACCATAATCTAATCTATTGTCGGCATCGAATCTATTAGTTACATCCTTAGTATAAGTCCAAACGTTATCAAAGTGTTGACCTATCATCTCTATAAACAACGAATATTGTTCGTTTGCTGGGTCTTCGATTAAGTAGGATGGTATAGTGTTTAATAGAGCATCGTTATTATTACTATCATATAGTGATGCTGATGTAATCTGACCACCATAATAAACTGTACCATCAGCTGTTGAACCAAACCACTCTGCTACTTGTGTTGAGCCAGTAGGGTATAAGGTATAAGGTAAAGTAGAAGTAGATTTAGGCCAAGATGCAGATGATCCACTATTAAAATATAAAAAATACTCATACCCATCGAAGTTATCTATTGTAGTATCTACGATAGCTTCTAAAGTTGCTTTTGATGATGAAAAAGCCATAGAACTAGTTGCTGAACCAGTTATAGAGTATATGTTTGCTTCTAGTTGATTTTGAGTTGCTTCTAATAGTGATGCTTTATAATAGAAGTTTTTTAAACGTTCCTCCGATGTTGAAAACTTAATAAACTGATCGTATTTAGAGTAATCAATATTGATACTAATACTTTTTTCAGCTAAAAGTGATTTTAGTTGTTGGAGTGATGATGTAAGTGGTGTTTGTAGTATTGAACTATATGTAAACGTATCTGATGCTACACCTACTTCGTTATTTACGTTTAGATTAAAGTTAGGACCTTGAATAAACTCAAAATCATCATCGATTTCAACTTCTTCAATATCATATTCTACTTTATATGCTTGTGGTGTTGATATTTCTTCAACAATCCATAGTGTATCCTTAACCGAAAAGTTGGGTGGTAAAGGTTCGTATAGTTTTATTAATACTGTAAGTTGTTGATCTATTGTTGTTGGGGTAACATCAATATTATTAGCAATAACTTGTTGGTTATTACCAAAGTTAAGTTGAAAATCAACAAAATATGGTCTTCTTTCTCTGTAATCTTGAAAGTTTATATAGGCATCAAACACATCTACGTCTGATAGTTGGTTTGTTTTTAACCTAACTTCAGTTCTTGATGGTGATATTTCATCAATATAATATTTTTTCTCAATAGATGATCCTAATCTACGTCTGTATGTGTTGTATACTGTATAGTAGTTACCTTCTGTAAATCCTAATCCCTTAAGATTTTCTGTTGGGTTTAATACTATGTCTCCTTCTGTAACTTTATATTGTTTTAACTCATAAGTTTCTGAAGGTGATACTATTTGTTTATTATCATCGTAAACATAAAGTTCTATGTAATCGGTTGATGATGTAAAGTTAGTATCAAAGGAGGAAGATGGTATTAACTGCTCATCAGCAGTTGTATACTCTTGGTATTCAAAGGTAGTAGGATCGACCTGTATCAGTGTAGTATTTTCTTCCATTATTCAGTTGTGGGATTAGACAATGTAACTACTTCTTGTTCCAAGGCCAAGTTATCTTCCCTAAGTATTGTTATTTCGTTCCTTAATGCCTCTATTTCAGCATCTGTTTCATCAAACTCAATATACTCACCTGATGTTCTAACTAAAAAAGCATGAGAGTTACTATCACCCTCAGCAGGAATATCGTAAAATAACTCGTTATAAAGGTTAAAGAAATCCTCAACTGTAACTTGTGTTTCTAAGTCATCGTTGACTGTAGGAACACTTAGTTCAGTGAATGTTGTATTAATAGTTCTTGGATAATCAAGTTTATTGAATACTTCTTTTTGAAGGTCTATACGTTTTTCTGACATAACTATCCATTTTGAACTTTAAAGTTAAAATTGTTATCTTTGTATACTATTATTTCGTTATTAACAAACGTTTTAATCAATATTTGGTATTGACGTTCTGGTTCTAAACCGTTCATATAAACTGTGAAATATGATGATTGTGGATCCGCAGATATTTTAGTATAGTTTTCGTCAAAATCTACAACGTATTCGTTAGTATCTAAATCTTTAATAGCATAGTATGAACTAGATGGTAATAAAAAGTTTTGAGTGTATGATGATGCGGTTTGGAAAGTACGAACTGGGTATTTAGGTCTACAGTTGACTCTAAATCGGTTAATACTATCCTCATAAAATACACCTGGGTTTTCATCTAACGCCATGTAAATATCTGTGTCGTCTATAACAGTTAGTGATCCAGTAGTAAAATCTGAATCATCCCACTTAACACAAAGTTCAGGTGGGTATATTGTATAGGTATCTGATGAGTAAAACTTGATTTGAGGTACTATAGAAGATGAAGGTTCAAACTCTAAACTTCCAGTCCACTTAACTATAAATCCGTTGTTGTCTATAGTTGTATATGGATTAATACCTTTAGATTGTGAATACCAAACATCAACTATGTCAGTTACTTTAATATCTAAGTCTTTTTTAGTTCTAACATCGTATGATTGTGATGCAGATGATAAATCTATATTTGGGTTTGTAGAACCTGTATACCAAACTCCACCACCTGGTGCTGCATCTATGGATTCGTAGTGTTGATAATCAGGTAGTGAACTTGAAGGCCATAGGTTGTTGGAAAAGTTATCGTTTCTTTGTTTCCAAGTTACACCATCTTGTACTTCAGGCTTATTACCATAGTGACCAGTACCGTTAGTCCAGTCATATGCTACGGGAAATACCTCTAACTTTGAGTTTTGAGCTATACCTTGAGCTGTTGCTACGTAAGATTTTAAGTGAACATCATAAGGATCTTCTTTAACTATGTTATCAAAAACATAATCAATATCGTTTTGGTCAAACTTTATTAGGAAACGAGATACTGCTGTGGTAGTATACCCTTCTAAAGATTCTGTGTTGTATGTTATTGAACTACTAACCCAAGTTTCCCCTACATCACCCCATAAGTTAGGGTGGTATACTGGATTGGATAAATCTATTAGTGGATTTTTCCAGTTACGAGACTCGTTCATAGCATCTAACCCTGTGTTTAATAAGGGATACTCACTATACATAGTGGCGTCGTTTACCGCAAAGATTTTATATATTGCCATATTAGAATGTTACTACTCTACCACTAATATCTCTATTAGGATACTTTACTTCAAATATAGATGGATCGATTGATGGGTATATTACACCACTTTGTGTAGCACCTTCAATGTCATAGCCATATTGAGAATATCCTTCAGATACACCAGCTTTGTTGGTTATTATTACTTGTTTTACTGTCTGTACTCCTGTTACTTGATCTAATAAAACGTTTATGTTTCTTAAAATAATAGGTTGGTTTATTTGCCATTTATCTACGTTAAAAAACTCTATTAGGGTTGATAAACAGTTACGTATTACTTCGTTATTGTTGTAGTTAGGTAACGTTATGATTTCAAAATCAACAGCTATGTTTACTATGTAAGCATCTTTGATAGTGATTGAATCACCTATCATTTTGTATTGATTTAGATATGTAGTTAGATTCTCTTTTAAAGCCGATGATGGTATTCTTAGATTTTTGTTTAAATCATAAGATAAAGTATAAATCTCTAACGTTGTATTTGAGTTGGCGTTAGTTGGTTTTTGAACATGAGCTTTAGATATGTTTCCAAAGTTAGAGGGCATAGATAAAGTACGTACTAAATAATCATCAGCTGTTACATTTCGTAACTGAGTACCGTAACTAGATATTGTATTTTGTCTTATTTCTTCTACTGAATCTCCATCTGCTCCTCCAGTTGCTGCTCCTGCATTATTTACTGCTACAGAATCGAAAACGTATTGAGCTAACGATGCGTTTAGTGTTGGTTGGATAAACGTCGTATTTGTAGTGTCAACGTTGGTTAACGTATTTGCAGCGACGTTAGACGCAACACCACCGCCGGTTATGTATCGAACTGTTAGTGTAGTATTTGATGGTGCTATACCATAGGTATTTGTAAAAATAAAGTTAGTAGGTGAATAAGCTGTTGTAAGTTTATCTTGAGTATAAGGTAAACCTAAACCTACGTTATGTGGGTTTGGTATAATCTCTTCGTCGTTTGCTTCAGCGTTACCTGATCCAAACTGGATTTGAAGTGTTGTATTATCTATAAATCTAGTAGCAAAACGTCTTTGTACTTGTTTTAGTTGTAAAATATATGGTGTGTCTTCTTCTCCGTTAGAGTTATTAGGATCGTTTACGTTTGTGTTTTTGATTTTATCATAAACCGAATCTTGTCCTAAAGCACTAACTTGATACCACTCGTTACCATCAGAATCAAATACATCTAATATTTGAGCTATATTTTCTCCTTGTAAATCAACTGTTGGAAACTCTTGATGTTCACCAAACGAAAAAGTGGTGGTTTGAATATCACCTGATGTTGCGTTACGTTTTTTATTTAGTAAGTAATAAGTAGGTGTAGCACCGTTTACTTGAGCTACAGTTATTAGTGTAGGATCTTGTGATGATGATACTGTAAAATCAATATTATCTTGTATAGTGAAAGTTTGACCATCTCCTGTAACTTCTGTATTTTCAGGAAAATCAAGGGCGTAAGAAAAATCAGGTAGTGATCCTGTACCTACAGTTTTAGCAGGTACTATTTGAAATATATCTAGTTGTGTAGTTGCTAGTGATGTTACTTTAGGTGTATAACCAAACATATAAGCCAAATCGAATAAGTTATTCGTTTGTCTAGCATATTGGATAAACGTTTCCTGTAGTTGGTTATCTAAATAAAAACTTAAAACATCTCCTACATAAGATGCTTGTTCCATAAACATCATACCTGGTGATGCAGGTGAAAAGTCTGTATAGGTTGTTGGGAAGTATGTTTTAGAAAAGTTTATTAACTGATTTCTAAAATCACCAAAATCCTTATTTAAATACGATATGTCTCTTTTTACTTTTGCCATTATTGAAATGTTAACTCAACGTTATCTGTTAGTCCTGTTTGAGCAATACTATACTTTAGTGATATTGTCACTGTATATTGATCTGGATTTGATGCTACTTCTAAATCATCTATGATAACGTTAGGAATATTCTCGTTTATACCCTGTTGTATATTTTCTTCTAAACCATCTAGGTTATCGTTTTCTATTTGTTCGAATAGAAAGTTTTTTAAACCTGCTCCGAAAGTAGGGTTTGCGATTCGTTCTCCTGGGTTCGTTAATAAATAGTTAACTAAGTTATACTTTATAGCATCCTTAGTTTGAAAGGTTTGGTTAAAGACAGCCGGGGCACTAAAGGGTAAAGCTACACCAATAGCGACTCTAGGTCGTAAATCGTTAGGAAATATTTGTCTTTCTCCGAATGCCATTATTTATTCATTATACCCATTATTTGATCTATCGATACTTCTCCTTCAGGTAGTTTTCCGTTTGGTGAAGTTGTATCAACAGGACCATTTACTTGTAAACCTTGTGTTGGTATTACGTCTCCTGATGTAAACTGTTTTTTCATATCACCCAAAACGTTCATATAGTTTTCTCTGATATTTTGTTTTACTTCTGGGTTAGCTGGTTGTGTTGTAGGTGGGGCATATGATTTTTGTTCGTATACTGGTTGCTTGTTTGATTTAACTGCTTCCAGCAATATGTCCTTTAGTTCCTCTTGGATTACTTCCTTTACTACTTCTTTTAGTGTGTTTTTAAGTTCTGCTAGTTTCATATGATTATAAATATAACGTTAGTTTGGTTTTAAATCGTTTTGTTCAATAGTGAATATAAGTTCGTTTATTAGTATTTGATCTGATGAAGCGTATGATGGTTCTCCTTTAACTACCACCACACCTTGGCTATCTTTACCAACAGCATAGCGACGTTTTAGGTCTTTATTGGTTTCTCCTTCTTGTGTTTCTACAGCTAAAATAAATCCGTTATATTCAGTAACTATGGGTGTGCCAGATTCTGCTGATTCTTTAGTAATATTTGTAAGTTCCTCATCTAGTTGTACTTGTAGATAAGTTCCTGATAATAGGTCTTGGATATTAAAGTCTGCGGTAGGTGAAATACCTAATATTCTTCTTATTCTAGAGTCATTTATTTTTGAAAAATCAACATCTTGGATAGTTAAACTACCAGGTTGGATAGTTACTCCGTTTGTAAGATCTTTATCTACTTCTTCTTCTTTATTTAACTCATCTACTACTGCTTGTCTAGATTCATCTAAACACTCCCCTATTAAACTATCTATTGCGCTTAGTATGTTTAATACCTTAGTTAAAACGGATACAAGTGGTATTGTTACTGGAGTTAGTATACCTACAATATTACCAAACTTATCTACTAGTTTAGTAAGTTTATCCTTTTTATCTTCTATTACTGATATTTTACCTAAGGAAGTTGATATAATAACACCCCCTGCTGGACCTGGTGGTAAACCTATAGTTGATGGTATAGGGTTTACTGTTATTATTTTTCTAACTACCTTAAAGGCTATTACTAAAGCTTTTAATATAGAAGAAATAGTTTTTACTTTACTTGCTATTTTTAATATATTATTTAACTGTCTTGTTAGTTTATTTTTTTTACTAATAAGTCTAGGTATCCCAACTATAGAGGGACATGATTTTTTTGCTAGTTGGTTTAAAGCAGTTATACCAAACTGTGCTAATAGAGCTAAAGCAAAAGGTATTAATCTTTCGTTTATTTTATTTACTTCCTTATTAATAGTTTCTGTTATAATCGCCTCAGCTGATTTAAGATTAAATGAGTTCATCTTATTGATATCACTCTCATCTATAACCAAAAGTTTAGATGTTTCTTTTTCTAAGGATTTCTTAATAGTGTTTAACTCAACAACGTTAATACGAGTTTTAAGTTTACCATCTAAAGTTATGGATGGTACGTCTTGGGGTTCATATTTATTTAGTGAAAAATCTATATTACTTTGAGGTATTTCTTCTCCTACAGGGACAGTTATTCGTAGTGTAAAACCACCTCCTGGTTGGGTTGTTGTGTTAGATTTATCTAAACTAACTTTAACCCCCCTTAATCCCTCTTTAGTTATAGAATCTATTACTCTACCTTTTATTTGAAACTTAGTTGGTTTTGGTGCTACCTCTTCCCTAACTACAGTTGGAACGTTTATCCAGTTATCAATGTCGTTTTCCCTACCTGTTGGTGTGTAGTCATCAACTACTTGTTTAACTGCGTTTAAAATACTAAGATCAAGTGTACTAAGAAATGGTCCTTTACTTACCTCACTCCCAGAAGGATTAAAGAGTTTTGCTTGGACTGAAAATCCAATTTTTTTAATCTCTACATAGTAGTCATTCGATAAAATGTATTTGTCGTTTGCCATTATACAGTTCTACTAACTTTAGATATTAGTTTATCGTTTTTGACTAAGTTAAGAATAGATTGAGATACTGCTTTAGTATTAGATGCTGCTGCGTTAACTGGAACATTAGGTACTGGTGCACCACCAGGCCAATTTTGATCCATTTCTAAAGCACCACATAGGTTTTTTACACCTTTTAATAGTGCTTCGAACTGCTGCATAAAATCATCACCTAAGATTAGGGCTTGTGCTGCATCTTTTGAACCTAAGTTTACTTTAGGTGCTGCGAGGTTAATATCAGAATCTGATGCTATACCTACTGTACCTATAGATGTTATTGCTATTTGTTTATTAGCAGATATTAGTACTGAGTCTGTTTTTGAGTTAAGTACTAATCTACCACTATTTAATACTATTTGATTTTCTAAATATTCTGGAGCTGTTATTGGTGCTTCGTTAAAGGCCTCATATAACTCGTTATCTAACTCTAAAGGTATTTTTTGATCTTTGGTTAAATAAATAGACGATAAATCTTTATTAATATTTTCAGTTACAGGTAACCATCCCAACTCAGATGAGTCTTCAGGTTGACCGTTTCTAATAATAGTAATAGGTGAACCATCATCTCCGTTTTCAGACCAGTTATTAGCATATTTGGAATCGGTTTTTGCTGTGTTACCTAATCTTATACTATTGCTGAATCTACCTTCAACTATAACATCTCCAGCGAAGGGTAATATAGGGTGTATGTTAGTTTCTTCTACAAACGTTCCACCTGATTCTCCGTTTAAATCTATTTCAGTTGAACCATCCTTAACTCGTCTAACGTTCCCACCTGATGTTTGGGTGTAATCTTGTGTTTGTTCGTCTGATTGTGGTTTTAGTGGGTTTGGGTATGCGTTGTGGTGTGGGTGATTCCAAAGTGAAAGTGTATTTAAATAATAAAACTTCTCTGAACCTGTACGTACTCCTAAACCTGTATCTGGTAATCTAAATATTAATACTAACTCGTTTACTAAAGGGTATTTTTTATTATTAGATAATAGTGGGGTTGCTATAGTTTTACCACCCTCTCTTGATGATTGGTAGTTTACTATTTCAAACTCAATAGTACCTATACCGTTCCACTCACCATAACTCTCAAAGTTATCTGAGTTTTCATCTAATATAACGTTTAATACTCTACCGGTCTGGTAGGTATTATCTAAGTTACTTGATTTGACTGCTAAGCCAGATACATCAACTTGATTTAAGTTATTATTTAATGCTGCAAATCCTAATGTAGACATTACTTAGTAGATTCGGGAAGGTTCTTTATTTCTCCTAAAAGTTGTGCTTTTTCTTCCTCAGTTAATAGTGTAGTTTCAATATCACTACCTTTGTTTTGAGTTGCTCTCTGAACTATAGTAGCCATCTTAACTAACACTTCGTCGTTTTTGATACCTAGTTCCATATATTCTTTGATTAGTGGTACAATAAGAGTTGCGTCCCCAATATCCTCGATTAATGGTTTTAACTCTGATATTAAACCTATGATTTGAGCACCTCTAGTATTTTGATTTTCGTGGATTTCTTGGAGTATATCGGAGAACTTCTTCTTACCGAATATTTTGTCGTCAAACTTACCCATAATATTTTATTATAAATATTAGATATTAAAATCTTGCGTATCCATTATCCAAATAGAATAAATATTCTGATTTGAATATGGTATGTAGTTGTTGAGCTATGCGAGTGATTTTAGGTGTTTTAACGTCTACCATTTCTCTGATGTAGATGTATAGTGCTTTTTTGTTAAAGATCTCTATATTCTCTCTCTTACGAAATAACTCTAAAATAGCATCTGCGATTTGAGCATCGTTTCCTTTAGGGAATAACTCAAAAATATTTGTAGATACATGCTCAACATATAAGTCCATATACTTATCCAAATCACTTTTAACTACTTCTTCACCTGGATTGTATCTAAAGTCATCGTTTCTATCTAACTCAACTACATCAACTTTTTGTATACGTTTTTTATAGTTTTTAGTATTATATAGGATCAACCATCGTTTTACAATAGTTCCAAAATAAGAATATGCCTTAGCACCTCTGGATGGGTCAAATAAGTGAATTTTAGAGAGTAGATATGTTATAATCTCATGTTGGAGATGTTCGATTTGATCTACTTCTGTGTAATAGAATTTAAATGTATGGATGATATTTTGGGTAAGTTTGAAGAATGCGTAGTGTATTTCTTCTCCATAAATCGTAGAACGTTCATCGAAATCAGTTGATGTGTTGTATCTTACAATCGCGTCTTCAGTTTCGTCTGTAAAGTAGTATCTAGAACTACCTGGTGCTGCTTTTCTTGGCATTGTGTAGGTTTATTCCTCGACTCTAAAGTTAGTTAGTGAGTCTTGGATTTTCTTTAATTCGTTGAAAAAATAACCTACTTCATCATCTGATTTGAATGTACCCTTAGAATCGATTTCCTTGATTCTTTTGTCTGATTCCTTTACCTGTTGCTGGAATCTAAGGATAAACACTCTATACCCCTCTACAAGATCCTCATATTTCTCATTTTTCATGAGTAAATTACGAGTAACATAAAGTAAAACAATTACAATAGTAACTAAAATTGATACGATTATGTATAGTGTTGTTGGGTGAAAATTCATATTATAGGTTATCAAGCATATTTTTTAACCCTGCTGATTTGACAGATGATAATGCTTTTGATTTGTTATTTGTATTCAAACTACGATTTGGTTTTGGCTTAGCCAAGTTACCTTTTCCTATAGTAGGTAGATATTGTTGTTCCCACTCTATTCTAGCTGCTCTCATATCTGCTTCGTGTATGATTAATGCTAAAGGTGTTCTAAAACGGTTTTCTGGGATGAATGATTTAAAATATGGTGTATTTGCTTCATCATATAAACCATCATGTGTTTTAATAGCAATAAACTCATCTTGAGACATAGGTATTCCAGCCTCTTGTAGTAAAAATAATGAACGATCAGGAACAGTCATGTAAGCTAGATTAGTATTAAACTTATATAACTCACCTAGATTTTCTTTCCTCCATTTATCTTGTGATGGATAAACAGCATCCTCATCTTTGGTACCCATTTTTCCTAAGTCGTGGTTTAATGCACAGAATACAACGTTATCCAACGTGATATCAACTAGATTACTACCTGCTCGTCGCCATACATCAAGTGATACTAACGCGTTTTTAATCACGTTATTAACGTGGAAAACATAACCAC